GATAGTTGGGGTGTTTTTTGCGAACAGAAGTTAATGATTTCATGGATAGCGTCCACCATATTTGGTGTCCACTATCCTGTCAGGAATTTCAGGTTCTGCCAGACGGTGCTGGGAAGACGCTTACGAGTGGCCAGAAGCATGACGATCTTAAATCGACTCTATGCCTCATCAGGTTCTGAAGTTCTTATCGAAACACTCCAGATAGATGTGGGAGGTGTTACGTACTGGCTGACAAGTGGGTGGGATGATATTACGGCCACATTGGAAAATGGCGCACAGGCAACGTTTACCGCCTGTGGTATTGATTTATCCCTACCTGCAAGAAACTCAGATGGTACCCAGGATCTGAAGTTCGCCATCTGTAATATTGATGGTACCGTTTCAAACACCATACGTGATGCGTTGGGTAATCAGGAAATAGGGACGCTGACATATCGGCATTACCTATCAACTGATTTGTCTGCACCAGAATCACCCCCTTTCACCCTGACTATTAAATCCGGCTATTGGACTCCAATAGTTGTCCAGATCACCGCTGGATATATGAACGTACTGGATACTGCGTGGCCACGTCGTCGATTTACGCTTCCAGACTTTCCAGGCTTGCGTTACATCTCGTAAGGAATTTCCCATGTTCAATCCTGATAAATACCTTTCAGTCACTTGGCTGAAGGGGGGGCGTGCTTTTCCTAAACTGGACTGCTTCGGCATTGTTAACGAGATCCGCAGCGATCTTGGATTGCCTGTTTGGCCGGAATTCGAGGGCGTAACGAAAGATAATAACGGTCTTGATATTTCTGCTCGGGAATTGATGCAGGAGCTGAACCGTTGCGACCCATGCGAAGGGGCAGGGATTGCTTGTTACACAGGTAGCTTGGTGACGCATGTTGCTGTGGTGGTGCGTCTTAATGGTGTTCTACATGCGGCGGAATGCAATCCGAATACGAACGTAACATTTTTCCCCCTGCAGCGTTTTGAGCGTCGCTTCTTGAAAGTGGAGTATTACCAGTGACGATCCGTATTTATCCATCAAGGTTACCCGGTGAGCCGCTGGAGGTGCACGAGCATAAGGCAATGACGCTGCACCAGTGGCTCATAGATAATGTGGATGGATATCAGAATGATATGCGACATCCAGTTGCCGTTGAAATCAACGGTAAAATTATAGCACCGTCCGAGTGGCCTCTATGCCATATCAATCCAGAATCCAATATCAGAATGTACCCTGTGCCTTATGGTACTGGTCTGGAAATTGCCGCTTGGGCTGCGATTGCTGTTGCTGTTGCATCTGCTGCCTATTCTCTGATCATGATGTCGCAGATGAGCAAGGACGGAATGGGATCAGCGAGTGGGGGAGATTCACTCGACTTGTCCCCGGCAAAAGCCAATACCGCTAAACTCGGTGATCCTATCAGGGAAGTTCTGGGCCGAACCAGAGTGTTTCCTGATTACCTTGTTCAGCCTGTCAGCCGTTTTGACAGCAGTAATCCCCAGATTTACCGAACAGAAATGTTCCTTTGTATTGGTGTTGGCAATTTCGCTATTAATCAGTCCACGATTAAAATAGGAAATACGCCAGCAAGTAGTTTTGGGGAGGATGTCAGTTATACAATCTACCCTCCCGGCGCAGACGTTGGTGCGGATCACCGATCAGAAAATTGGTATGCATCAACTGAGGTTGGCGGTACTACCTCCGGTACTGCTGGGTTAGATCTGGCTTCCACTGGGCCCGATTCGGTGAGTATTACTGCCGATGCGATCAGCGTGTCTGGTAATAACCTATCTGTGATTGGTTCTGTCGATGGTTCTGGTGATGCAGTTATTCCTGATTCCTGGGTGGTTGGTACTGACCTTACTATTCTGGCACCGGATACGTTCACGGTGGCAATAGAAGCAGGGCGTAACGTCATTTACGGTGATTTTACTGAACTAAATCCATCAGTGGGATTGCCCGTATCGATGACTTGGAACGGTACCCGAATTGACCTGTTTATATCCACGTACAATCCGGGTTCACCGGCTGTTCCTGGCGTCGGTGGTAATGCTGCCAGTATCACTGCATCAGCATCACCAACTACCTATGACTTCAGCACTACGCCATTATCTTTCACCCTGTCATGGGCTGGCGTTCCCTACGTTATTTCACTAACCGCCAACTATGTGACGATGGCTGGATTGACCGAAGTCATTGAAGATCAGTTATCAGGATCCGGCCTTGAAGTTGTATCGGTAGACACGAAAATAATCGTCAGGGAAAAAGAGAGCCCGTTCAGCGGAAACAGCATTGGCTTCAGCGTTCTGCCAGCGCCGCTTTTCGGCAGTGACCCTATTGTCATTGCTGGTACCGCTTCAACAGGGGGAACACCTGCAGTCAGCGAGCATATAGCGTTGGCATGGGGGAGTGCGTCGGGTGATGCATTCGTGGGTATCCCTACGGGTTCACAGCGTCTCGCTCTGGGATTGAAGGGGTATCGGTACCGCATTACCGATATTGATGCGCAGACATTGAGCCTTGAGCGGCTGATCGAAAACACCGACGGCACAACAACCGTTGACAGTAGTTGGCCAGGGTTCACCGGTCGCACTTTGCTTGATGCCACTGTCACCGGCCTGAATGATGACTACGACTGGATGGGGCCATTCCTCTGTTGCCCTGAGAATGAAAAAACCAACGAGATAGAACTGAACTTTGTTTATCCGCAAGGGCTCTGTGATGTGGGCAGTAAAGATGGAGCCATTCATTGGCATGACGTTGAAATTACGGTGCAGTACCGGTTAACAGGATCTGATGATTGGACCAGTGTGCAGATTAAGCACGGGAACAACACGGTGAATGAAGTCGGATATACGCAAACAGTGACCTTCCCGGCGTTGGGAAACTATGAAGTCAGGATGAAGCGGGACACCCCAGTATGGGGCGGTACCACTCGGGACTCCGTGCAGTGGCAGGCTATGCGGTCAAAGTTAGCCGCACGTAAAACCAGTTACCGCGATATTACCACGATCGCTTTAACCATTCGTACTGGTAATCGGCTGGCGGCTCAATCAGACCGACGGATTAACCTGGTGCCGACCCGGCTTTATGATGGGCATCCATCGCGGAGTATCAGCGGCGCGTTCTATCACGTTCTTAAGGATCTGGGTTATACCGACAACCAAATCGACTACGCGGCCATCAATGCGCTGGAAAGTAATTACTGGACCCCACGAGGTGAAACTTTCGACTGGGCCGCCGGCAGTGATAACACATCGGGATTAGAGGTTCTTCAGAGGATCGCTAATGCAGGCATGGGGTATTTTCTGTTGAGTGATGGGTTGGCCTCTGCCGGGCGGGAAGGGATAAAGAATTGGTCCGGGGTAATTAGCCCACAAGAGCAGACTGAGGAACTGCAAACAAGCTTTAAAGCGCTGTCTCAAGATGATTATGATGGGGTGGATGTTACCTACACTAACGCCACTACGTGGGCAGAAGAAACCCTTCAGTGTCGTTTCAGCGACAACCCAACACCGATGAAGGTAGAGGACTATAAACTGGAAGGTGTGACGGATCCTGACAAGGCCTACCGTATAGGCATGCGCAGGCTTCGTAAGTATCGGTATCAGCGCCTTGCACACTCGACGAGCACAGAGATGGATGCTCTTTGCTACAACTATGGTGATCGTATTGTTCTGACAGATGACATTCCTGGCAGCAAAACGATCAGTTGTCTGGTTGTCGATATGCAGCATGACACAAGTACGGTGAGCATTCAGGTCAGTGAACCGCTCGATTGGTCGTTTGAAAATCCGCGCTGCATTATTCGTTTTCAGGATGGTTCCGCATCACCACTGCTGGTGGCCACGCGTATCGATGAGCACACATTATCAGTGCCGAATACTGCAGACGTTCGTCTCGATGACTGGATAATGGATGACCCCGCGATAGAACCGCCTCGTGTTGTATTTTGCTCTTCTAACCGGGTGGGTTACGACGCAATAATGGATTCCATAGAGCCAGGTGCTGATGGAACCAGTCAGGTAAATGCCCTGCAGTACACCCCTTTGCTATACCAGGATGACGACGCCATTTATCCCGGCGATGTTCAGTAAATTAATTTTGAAATAACCAACCCGCTTCGGCGGGTTTTCTCATTTATGAGGCCAAGATGACCACTTACAACACCGGAAACCCGTTGGGATCTACCGATCCTCGTGACCTATTTGATAATTCGCAAAACTTTGATGTGGCGATTAATAGTTCAGGGGAAAAATGGAAGGACCGCCTAGGTAGGGATCGATTAACCTTGGATGGTATGAGAAACAACCTATCACCATTGGGGAAGGCGTATACATTAGAGCAAGCAAATGCTGCGATTAGTTCGGGTGAGATTCAAGATGGTGCACATTTCTTTATTTGGTCAGATAATCCAAATTCAATAGCAGATGAATATATTAACGTTGCTGGAACTCCTACGCCAACTGGACAGTTTTTACCGTCAAATGTTTTTATTGAATCTATAGAAAAAGCCCAAAAATATATAAACAGTGTCATTTCAAAAAACGATTCTAACGCTCTTATCGACCATCAATTTGCATTAACACCGCTCGATAAGTTTGGCGGATTAATGACTATCGATGATGACGCCGGTGTCGGCTTTGCAGGAATGCCTGACGTCATTCAAGATCGCGTCGCTGTTGTCACTGATGCTGAAACGAGAAAACGATTCGCTGCATTTTCTATGGCAGTCACAGAGATTACAGGTCGTGGCGGGTTCTTTGTGTTCGATGACAATGCTGGCTTGCGCCTGGCTGATATGAAAGATGCTGTACAAGACCGGCTGAAGGTTATCTCTGAAACGCAGATTGCAAAGATACTCTCCGGGGCTGGCATCCAGGCTGTTACGCTATCTGATGATAAAACTAAAGCCTTCGATTACTTCGATGATGATGGAAACTGGTTTTTATGTGGCGTTGAAGGCCCAGTACAGGACATCCTGAATGGGTCTTCCGGTGGTGGTGGAAGCTATATTCGAATCTTCAACAATAAGCCAGCGCTCGTTGCTTCTCAGGATACGACAGCTCCGCTATGGGCTGATTATCCAGTGGTTAGTGCTGTCAAGTTGCTGGGATCTGGTGGCTTTGTTTTCACTTATGACAACGGCACTACGCTTAAATCGAGCATGCTTCCTGACACAGAGCCCAAGGGGGCATATAAGGCGCGCGAATTGAGCGCATCAACGACCACCGTGCATATGATTGCCAATACAGGACAAAGCCTTTCAGTTGGACAAGAGGGAGCAACAGTTTCCCCGAAAGACCCTGCCTTGACGGGGCGGGCTTTAATGTTCAGCGGGTCGGGCCAGGATCGCGGGGACGTGTCAGGGAACGCTATTTCTGCCGATAGCCTGGGTGCTTTAACTGATGCCTCTCCACCAACACAGTCTATCGCAACGCCAATCATTCAACGCATGCTCAACAACATGGCAAGCCGAGGTGTATCTGCAAGTGATCAGCCTGTACTTCTTGTACGCACGCATGGCTTTGGCGGGGCTGGCTATTCGCTTTTAAAAAAGGGCACGCCAACATACGCTAACGGGCAAACTGAAGCTGCAGAGGCAAAGAGACAATTAGCCTCAATCGGCAAAACCCTTGTGATCGATGCTCTGACTATTACTCATGGTGAATTTGACTCTGCATCAGTGACCGCCCCTGGTCAATATGCCGGGTACCTGGAGGAGTGGGCCAACGATCACCAAGCTGACTATGTAGCTCTGACTGGACAGACGACACCGCCTAAAATAAGCGTGAATCAGATGGGTTCCCGTATCAGAACGGTGAGCCCAACCACCGGTGATATCATCTATGGCGATTGGGTGGCCAATGACCAGCGTACATTTGCCAACTCGCGCGCAGATGCGTTTATGTCATGCGCAAAATACCCCCTAAATATTTTGTACCCGCTTGATATCCAACATCTTAAGCCGCTTGGCTATGCATTGGCAGGGGAATATGAGGGGCAGGCGATCGACTGGATGCTTTACGATACGGTCAATAACCCAACGCACGCCAAATGGAAGCCGGTGCAGCCAGTATCGTGGACACTTTCAGGGAGCACTCTTGATCTCACGTTCGACTCTCCTCTCGGATACCCATTAACAATAGACACGACGACGCTTGGCGCGGCCCCAAATCATGGCTTCGATATCGAGGGTGGTGCGGTTGCGGTGACGTCAGTAACTCAAACCGGTGATTTTACATTCAGAGTCGTTTTTGCAAGTGCCCCGCCAGTCGGGAGTATTTTGCGGATTGGTTTTAATAATAATGTCCCTGCTGGGTTCCCTGCGCCTTATGAAAACTGGACTTTCCCTCTGGTGAACATTCGAGATACCTCACCACGAATGAGTAAGTACACCGTCCGTAATTTATATAACTGGTGCTTATTGTGCCGCATACAGATCAACTAAGGAGTTAATATCATGGCTGTAGTATTAAACACAAATAAGCCCTACAACGGTCGCCGTCAACTGATTGATTTATCCTCGGCATATCTTGATCCAGAAGCATTATTCAATGCACATAAAGCGCGAGTTGTTGCTGATGGCGGGACGGTTCCGCGTGAGGCTTCACTGTTAACTGAAATACAGCGTTTAGTAAATAATGGCATGTGGAATAGAACTGGCGCATATTGCGCTCCAGACTGGGGCGTTAAACAAGACGGCTCAGGTAATGTCACTAAACTTTACGGGCTGGCAAATAGCCCAGATTTTGTTGCTGTCACTGTTGCTGGTGAATCTCACCCTATGACTTTGGATACATCAGGGACACGGACGGCTGTTAATGTAGTGCTATCAAATGGCGGTCGGTTTTTGCAGTCTGAATCTGTTATTAAACTACAGAACCGGAGTAATGACCTATTCCTATTAAGCACTCTGTTGAGAGACAACGCGCTGAGTGATAACGCGGGTATTGCTGTAGGTTTTGGCACAGCATCGAGCACGCTGGCATTTGGTGAAACCCGTCAAACAGTTGGTGGCACATCTAACCCCTGGAAGTACACGTGTACGAACAAGATACCCGTAGTCGCCGGAAGCTACGTTGCGGCAACGCAGGTACCGTATGCTGATTTTGTACCCTCTGCTGGCTTGTTCGATCCAGCTAATGGGAAAGTGTTTGGCTACCAAAATGGACTTGTTGCACAAACGGGAACGTCATCTACCGGTACCTTAGCAGATATCAGTACCCAGTCAGCGTACATTTTTATCGGGCCGACGTACTTAAATGCGACCACTGGACTGAATGCTGTTAATGGTGCGATTGCCCGGGTGCGTAGTTTGATTACAGCTTATCCGGAAGATGCAGAGTTAATTTCGTCCTGGGGGTAATGATTGTCTAGCTGGGCTGGGCCGGTTAATTGAAAAGCTTGTAATAGTCAAACTCCATCGCAGCCTCAACAGCGCTACCTTGGGTTGCGAATGGAGTTTCTGATATGAGTGGCCAGCGTCCTTTATGCAGAAAGTAGACCCAGAAATTACCTTCCTCGTCTTCACGCAAGGCGAACATGTGAGGGCTGTTGATCGTTGGTGACGGGTACCGGTCGTTTTCTGTCAGAAGGAAAATCTGCCGGCCATTTATTTTAAGGCTGCCCAT